AGGCAAAGACGGTTCGTTTGAGCTTCTCAGCCCTAACCAACCGAACATGAACCCGGAAGCGTTCGTGCAGCATCTCCAGCGTGGCACGGCATCGGCCATGCCAGGCACAAAAGCCAGCACTGTCACCGGGGACTATCGCAACAGTTCATTCAGTTCTGAGCGATCGGCGGACAACGATTGCTGGCCAGAAATCCAGATTGTGCAGGAGTGGTTCGCGTCGCACTACTGCCAACCAATTTGGGAAACAATTCTTCGCACCGCAGTCTTCGAAGGGTATTTCGATGGCATCGTGTCGGCTGAAGAGTTCCAGTCAAATCCGGAAATGTTTTCAGCAGCCAACTGGCAAGGCCCGGTCGCTCTTTCCATCAATCCGAAGGATGACGTTAGAGCAGCCAGCGAACGAATTCACGCTGGGCTTTCTTCACTTCAGATGGAATGTGCCAAGATAAACGTGAACTGGCGAGACGTGCTGAACGATGCCGCTGAACTTTATTCAGTGGCTAAGTCTAAAGGCATTCCGCCCGAAGTGATTAACAACATTATGGGCGTCGACGCACAGGATCAGATTGCAGCGGCCACGATGGCAGATCAAGCGGCGGCTGAATCACAAGTCGTCTCTGGCCAACAGCCAAGAAGCCTGCACGAAGCCGAGCTAATGGAGCAAATAGTCAATGCGTAAACGCAGCCAGAGAGATCAGGCTACGGCCGACACAAACTATCGATCCTTAATCGTTCGAGCCGCAACGTTCAACGAAGAAGGCCGAAGTGTCGAAGCCGTCATCAGTACTGAGCAGCCGGTGGACATGCCGGACTGGGGCCGCCAAGCAATGGTTCCGGAAGTTCTCGTGCCATCCGGAGCAGAATTTCCATCCAATCGGCAGGTTCCGTTTCTCGACTCACATCAACGCCGATCGGTCAAAGATCAGCTTGGCTCAGCTCGTGAAATCAAAGTTAACGGGAACGAGATCATAGCGACGCTGGTATTCCGCAAAAGCAAAGAATCTGACGACGCACTTGGCGGCGTTCGAGACGGTCATATCACTGATGTTTCAGTTGGATATGACGTTCTCAAGCGCCAGTACATTGAAGCCGGGGCGAAGAAGACAATTGGAAATCGGACCTACGAAGGGCCGGTAAATGTTGTAACGAAGTGGCGACTCCGCGAAGTCTCGTTGACTCCGATCGGGGCAGATGATCAGGCAAAGTTGCGTGGGCTGGACCCCGCAAAGGTCCGTTTTAAGTCCTCAGAAGAACAGGAAGATTTCACAATGAACGCAGAACTCCGCGCTTTGCTGCTGTCAAAAGGCATGTCAGCAGATCTCACCGATGAGCAGGCTCAGCGATGGTTGATCGACAACGCCGCCAAGCTCAGCGAGGTCAAGGAAGAGAAGAAAGAAGAACGCAGCCAGTCTCAGAACTCACTGCCATCCGCTGCGGATCTTGCCAAGCTTGTTGCCGACGCAACCCGCGAAGCAATCTCAACGGCAACAGCAACTCGCAAAGCATTTGAAGTTGACGTTCGTGAACTCTGTGAATTGGCCGATATGCCCGGTGAAGTTGAAGCCTGCCGCGCAATGGAAGATATCGCGGCTGTGCGAAAACACATCAAGGACGTGAAAGCAAAGACTGCCGAGCACGTTCCATACGGTGCGAGCGTTCGACATGTTGGCAGCGGTGCTGAGCGTCTTCGCTCCGATATCGGTTCGATTCTGGCCGAAAAGGCTGTTCGCTCTGCTGTAAACGGTGACGAAGCAAAACTGGAAAAGCATCTTCCAGCGGCCAATCGCTCAAAGACTGCTGGCCAGTTGACTCACGCAACGTTGCTCGATTTGGCTACTGAATTTGTCCGATCTCAGGGAGTTCAAGTTCTCGGATTGACACGCGAACAAATCGCCATTTGTGCGATGTTCGGGCCAAAGGTCGCAGGCATTCGCAACCAGCGAGATGACGGTGCATATAACACCACTGGAAGCTTTGCGAACCTGACGCTGGATGCCATCAATAAGTCCATGATGGTCGGCTATCAGGAAGTTCCAGCAACATGGCGTGGGCCAATGCGTCAAGGCGATTCAGTCGCGGACTTCAAGGCCATCAATCGCATTCGCCTCGGTGGTATCCCGAATCTTCCGGTCTGGAATACGACTGAAGAGCCTGACCGGGCAAGCATGAAGGACGCGAAAGAAAGCTACGCGGTTGAGGCTCGATCTATCGGGGTCGATTTCAACTATAAGCTGATCGTCAATGACGACATGAGTGCCTTGACTCGCATCCCGTTGGCTCTTGGTGATTCAGCCGCGCGAACTGTCAATGCCGTGGCATGGTCACAGATCACCAGCAACCCAACAATGGGCGACAGCGTCGCATTGTTTTCTGGCGTGTCAGGAAACCGGAAGCAGAGCAACGCAACGACTGGTTCCGTGAGCGACTACACAGCCGCCATCAACACGATGACCAATCTGATGATGGTAATGAAGGGCGAGAACACTCCAGAAGAAGCAGCCGGGCCGGATATTCTTGCTCTGATGCCGACATACTGCGTGTTTCCTGCCGCACTTCGCGGGACGCTGTTGCAGTTGATCTACTCACAGACAGATCCAAAGGCATCCGTTGCGGGCATTCCGAACATCAACAACGGGTTGATTCCTGTGGTTGAGCCGCTGTTGGATGGTGCTTCGACTACAGCGTTTTACCTGTTCGCAAATCCAAGCCGAATCGACACCGTCGAAGTAACCTTCCTGCAAGGTCAGGAGACTCCACAGGTTCGAAGCGTCATGGACGAACATACATTGGCGATGACTTACTACGTGCTCCAGAGCGTAGGGGCCAAACCGCTGAATCATCGCGGCATCCAACGACATGCCGGAGCGTAATGAGTTTGTGTTTTGATAGCCAAAGCCGCTCCATCCGTGGGGCGGCTTATGGCAGTGGAAAAGTCAGTTCTCGGTGTTCCGGGAATACCTTAGTCCGCCAATAGCGGCAACACCATTTGAAAGGCATTGAAATGATTACTCGTGGCACTGCAGAATTCTGCGACTTATTCGACCGGGCACAAACGTTTTCAACTACGCCAGGCGCGAAGGGCTGGACCATCGCTGATACCTCGGCGGCCGGCTCACCGACTTATCTCTGCATCACGGAAGACGGCGGAGCTGCCGCACTTACCTGTGCGGCAACGAGCGAAGCTGAAAACCTTTGCCTGTATTTCAACGATGTTCTGCCGTGGGATCTTGCAAACCTGCAATACGTCAAGTTCGTCGCGAAAGTGGCAGGCATCGACTCAGTGACCACATTGACAATGGGCGTTGGATCGGCTCGAAACGATACCCCAGACAGCGTTGCTACGAACGCATGGTTCCGGATCGAAGGGTCAACTTCGACTTCAAACGTAGTCGTTGAGACCGACGACGCGGTCACGGACAACGACGACAAAGCGACCGGGCAAACGCTGGCAGCGGTCTACAAAACATTCCTGATTGATTTCACGAATGGACTGGCTGACGTTCGATTTTACATCGAAGGTGAGCGGGTCGCATCCGCGACGACGTTCAGCATGTCCGGCCTGACAGCTGGCTTGAACGTGCAGCCGATTATCCAGATCCAGAAGGCTTCGGGAACTGGAGTTCCTGCAGTCACAATCGCTCTGGTTGAAGCTCAGTTCCGCTACGCATACGGTGCATAATGTCTCTGAAAACGCAAATCATTTCCGACGTAGCTGATGTGTTTCTGCAAGTAGACCACTTCGCAGAAACATGCCAGCGTTTCGTCGGAGGCGATGCGGGAGACATTCGGACAATCATTGGCATTCCCGGCGACGATATGACGGCTACAGACGATGTTCGCGGACGTGGCTACACGCATTCGCGGACATTCGATTTCGCCGAAACGTCGACGCTCACGGAAGCCGATGCGATCCGGATCGGTTCAGTTCGCTACGAAGTGGTTCACGTTTCAGACCCGATGCAGGGAATGAAAACGGCAAAGCTCGCACGCACTCAGCAGGAAGTCAAAGGCGGGCGAGTGTTCCGCACTGGTGATCTGTAATGGCTGCTCTTGATGTTGGCACCGCACTCACGAGCCTGCGAACGATGCTTTCAGCATTGCCCGCATGGCAAACGATTTGCGGCGTATCAACATCAGCAGAAGCAGCGAAGAAAATTCACTACGGGGCGGTTGAGCTTGACTCGGACGAACCAACATCAAGCTCGAATCCCTGCATTGTTTTGGACATCACAAGTTTGTCAACGATCTGGAAAGCCACGAGGCTTCACGGAACAGCAGTCTTTGAAATCCGGTTCTATTTGGAAATGCCGGACGCAGAGAAAGCGACTTACGGAACGCAGTACATTTGGATCTGGCAGAAGTTCTCGGCATTGCTTGACGCGATCAACACTACACTCAGCCGCGATGGTGGCGAAATGGTCAAGACCGTCGATATTCCGCTGATGCCTGGGAGATTGGATCCGGACAACAACGGCGGCGGGAGTGAGTGGAATTTTGTGTTGTCGCTCGGGGTCGATTTCATATGACGATTAACATCGTTACGGAGATCCAGCGGGCACAGCTACTTCCGCGAGTTCATAACAGAATCATGCGGCAGTTGAATCGCGAGAACATGGAACGCCATGTTGCGAATCGATTGCCGAAGCACTTTAAGATGATTGCCTACTCCGAATACGGGGCGCGGCGACGATCGGCCAAGTGGGAAAAAACAAAGGCGAGACTGTACCGGACGAAGAATCTTCCGAACGTTGCCAGCGGAAAGATGAAGGAATCCATCAGGACAAAGATCACGGCGACACCAGACGGAGCAAGGCTGCAGATCAGGGCGGCACTAGGGTCGAAACTACCGGCTGAAGAATGGGCGGCGATGAGCCCGCAGCAGAAGGCCAGATGGACCCGACAGAACACTAGGCGAATGGCATCGTGGCAGAAGCGAGAAATCGCGGTCATGTCCAAAGCGGAAATCGCTGAAGAACGAAAACGACTG